AGGTATTGCAGCGGATCTAGAGAATGGCAGCGAGAGCGAGTGACATCCTAGAAAATATATCCTTGAAGGATATACCGAGCATCCTTCCGGCCTTAACTCCGGGGGAGCAAGAGAAGCTCTTGGCTGAGCTGGAGCACTTGCAGTCCCTGAAAACCAGAAAACTGGCGCAAGAGAAGTTTCTTGCGTTCGTGAAAGAGGCGTGGCCGACGTTCATTGCAGGGCGTCACCATGCAAAAATGGCAGAAGCATTTGAACGGGTGGCTAAGGGTGAGTGTAAAAGACTCATCATCAATATGCCGCCTCGACATACAAAGTCAGAGTTCGCTTCCTATCTTCTACCTGCGTGGTTCTTGGGGAAATTTCCCCATAAGAAGATCATTCAGACCTCCCACACAGCAGAACTCGCGGTCGGGTTCGGTCGTAAAGTGCGGAACTTGGTCGATCAGGAAGTCTACGCCAAAATATTTCCCGGCGTAGGGCTGCAGCAAGACTCCAAAGCGGCTGGACGATGGGCTACAAACAAAGGTGGTGACTACTTCGCCATCGGTGTGGGCGGTGCGGTGACTGGTAAGGGTGCGGATTTGTTGATTATTGACGATCCTCACTCGGAGCAGGAGGCTGCACTGGCCGAAATAAACCCGGAAATCTACGATAAGACCTACGAGTGGTACACATCTGGCCCTCGTCAGCGTCTACAGCCGGGTGGAGCCATCGTGATCGTCATGACTCGGTGGTCCAAGAAGGACATTACTGCTCGTGTGCTCAAGGCAGAGGCCGAAAGAGGCGGTACAGAGTGGGAAGTCATTGAATTTCCGGCGATTTTGCCGTCAAACAAGCCACTTTGGCCTGAATTTTGGGCAGAAGAAGAGCTAAAAGCCCTCCAAGAGGAACTTCCACACTCAAAATGGATGGCTCAGTACCAACAGAACCCGACATCGGACGCTACGGCCATCATCAAACGCGAATGGTGGCAGATTTGGGAAGGAGACAGCCCTCCACACTGTGATTTTGTACTTATGTCGTGGGATACGGCGTTCGAGAAGTCACAACGTGCTGACTATTCGGCGTTAACTACGTGGGGTGTGTTCTACAAGGACGACGATACCGGCGTACCACAGGCTAATATCATACTATTAGACGCCTTCAGGGAGCGGATGGAGTTTCCGAGGTTGAAACAGGTGGCAATCGAGTATTACCGCGACTGGGAGCCAGACGGGGTCATTATCGAGAAGAAAGCATCAGGTGCGCCACTGATATACGAGATGCGGGCTATGGGTATCCCGGTCCAAGAGTTCACGCCAGTGAAAGGGAACGACAAAATTACCCGGTTAAATGCGGTCGCAGACATTTTTGCCAGTGGCAGAGTGTGGGCACCCAACACCCATTGGGCCGAGGAAGTCATTGAAGAAGTTGCAAGTTTTCCTTCGGGAGAGCACGATGACTACGTTGACTCTACTTCGTTAGCTCTAGCGCGGTTCCGCCGTGGCGGATACATACGGACATTGCTAGACGAGGAAGACGACCCACCAACATTTAGACGACCGCACGCTGGATACTACTGAGGACTGAGCAATGGCAATTGAGAAAGCCGTAAACCAAGCCCCTATGGGGATTGATGAAATGATGGCCCAAGCGGCCAATATGGAGCCAGATATTGAGATCGAGATCGAAGATCCGGAAGAAGTTACCGTCCGAGTTGGGGACATGGAGATTGTTCTCGACCCGGATAATATGCAGGACGACGAAGAGTTCGGGGCCAATCTCGCAGAAGAGATGGAAGAAGAGTCCCTTGCAGCTCTTAGTGAGGAGCTACTATCTGACTTTGAAGAAGATACTGGTTCGCGTCGCGACTGGATGCAGACTTATGTAGACGGCCTTGAGCTGTTGGGTATGAAGGTTGAGGATCGCTCAGAGCCTTGGCCCGGTGCTTGTGGTGTCTACCACCCCCTCCTGTCTGAAGCTCTTGTTAAGTTTCAGTCTGAAACGATGATGGAGACATTCCCGGCGCAGGGGCCGGTAAAGACCAAGGTAATCGGGAAAGAAACTCCTGAAAAACTGGAAGTCGCCAAGCGTGTAAAGGATGACATGAACTACCAGCTCACAGAGAAGATGGTAGAGTATCGCCCCGAGCATGAGCGCATGCTCTGGGGTCTTGGCCTCTCTGGTAATGCCTTCAAGAAGGTGTACTTCGACCCTAGCCTGAATCGTCAGACTTCGACTTACGTGCCAGCGGAAGACGTTGTGGTGCCATACGGCGCGTCTAATATCGAGACAGCCGAGCGTGTAACTCACGTTATGCGTAAAACTGCTAATGAAATCAAAAAGTTACAGAGCGCTGGCTTCTATCGTGACATAGAGCTGGATGAACCGGGCGATACATTAGATGATATAGAGAAGTCGATTGCAGAGAAGATGGGCTTCAGTGCGACATCTGATGACCGCCATAAGATTCTCGAAATGCACGTTGACTTGGATCTTCCCGGTTACGAGGACGAGGATGAAGACGGCAAGGCTACAGGTATTGCGTTACCGTACGTGGTTACTATTGAGAAGCATTCGGAGACTATTCTCGCGATCCGTCGTAACTGGAATCAAGAGGATGAGAGCAAGCAGAAGCGGAACCATTTTGTTCATTATAGTTATGTACCCGGTTTTGGCTTCTATGCTTTCGGTCTTATTCATCTTGTTGGTGCTTTCGCTAAGTCCGGCACCGCAATCATTAGACAACTTGTTGATGCGGGAACCCTCTCCAACCTCCCCGGAGGATTCAAAACCAAAGGATTACGAGTTAAAGGAGATGACACCCCGATCTCCCCAGCGGAGTTTCGTGATGTAGACGTAGCTTCGGGCACAATCAAAGACAACATCATGACGCTCCCATATAAAGAGCCGTCAATGGTTCTGTCTCAGTTGCTCGACAAGATCGTAGAAGAAGGCCGTCGCTTCGCTTCTGCGGCTGACATGAAGATCTCTGACATGTCTGGTCAGGCTCCTGTTGGTACTACTCTGGCAATCCTTGAGCGCACGCTCAAGATCATGTCTGCGGTACAGGCACGCATCCATTACTCAATGAAGCAGGAACTTAAACTCCTGAAAGGCGTCATTCGTGACTATGCCGACGATGAGTACACGTACGAGCCAAGCACAGGCGAGGCTATGGACCGTGGCGCTGACTACGATCAGGTTGAAGTTATCCCTGTTTCTGACCCAAATGCGGCCACAATGGCGCAAAAAGTCGTTCAGTACCAAGCAGTTTTGCAAATGGCGCAGTCTGCACCTCAGCTTTATGACATGCCGTTCTTACACCGGCAGATGTTAGAAGTTTTAGGAATAAAGAACGCTGAAAAGCTCGTTCCAATGGAAGACGACCAGAAGCCAACCGACCCAGTGACAGAAAACATGAATATGTTGCAGGGCAAGCCGGTCAAGGCGTTCTTGTATCAGGATCATGAGGCGCATATCGCTGTGCATATGGCGGCAGCCCAAGATCCGAAGATGATGGGTATGCTTCAGCAAAGCCCTATGGCTAAGACTATCGGCGCAGCTTTCCAAGAGCATTTGGCCCAACACTTGGCAATGGCGTACAGAAAACAGATCGAAGACGCTGCTGGTGTGCCTTACCCAACGCCAGAGGACAAGATGGACGAGAACACAGAGCTGGAGATTTCGCGTCTCGCAGCCGCTGCAGCCCAACAAGTCCTTGGCAAGAATCAGGCGGAGCAAGCCGCTCAACAAGCGCAACAGGCTCAGCAAGACCCAATTGTCCAGATGCAACAGGCAGAACTGCAGATCAAGCAGCAGGAAGCTCAGCTCAAGGCTCAGAAGATGCAGATCGATGCAGCCGAGAAAGCCGACCGTCTGGAGCTGGAAAGAGAGCGTATCGCCTCCCAAGAACGTACCGCTGGTATGCAAGTCGGAGCAAAAATCGCTTCCGAGAAAGACAAGTTATCTGCTCAACAGCAGAAAGATGGGCTGGAGATGGGCATCAATATCGCCCGTGAAGCAGCTCAAGAGGACCGCGCTATGCGGCAACAACAAACTCAGCAGCCTCAAGGTGAAGAATGAGTACAGACCTACTGAAGTACCTCGCGGACAAAATCAACGAGGAAAGAGAAATTATTGTGGAGGATCTTGCAGCCGGTAAGGCTCCCGATCACGCCCAATATAAGCACGCCACTGGCGTAATTCGCGGCCTTATGATCGCAAACAACCTCGTGCTGGAGACGGCACAACGCATGGAGAACGACGATGACTGAAATCCTAATCGGCACAAACCCCGATAATCCGGATGAAGCAACAGAACTACCGGAAACACCGGAGCAAAAAGCAAAACAATTACCTGATCCTTCAGGGTATCGCATCCTTTGTGGTGTGCCTGATATCGAAGAAACGTATGGCGATAGCGGTTTAATTAAATCCGCTCAGACTATGCATAACGAAGAGCTACTGACTACTACATTATTTGTATTAAAGCTCGGTCCTGATTGTTATAAGGACGAAACCCGGTTCCCTAGCGGACCTTGGTGTAAAGAAGGCGACTTTATTCTAGTTCGTCCACACGCCGGTACACGGGTGAAGATTCATGGTCGTGAGTTCCGGATCATCAATGATGATGCGGTTGAGGCGGTTGTTGAAGACCCACGTGGAATATCCAGAGCCTAAAGGAGGCACATATGAACGCTGAAGCGCAAAAAGCTGAAGACGACTTTGAGTTTGAAGTAGAGGAAGAGCAGCAAGAGGAGGCCGTGGCGGAAGAAGTCGAGGCTGATGATGATGCTGAACTAGAGATTGAAGATGACACGCCGGAGGAAGACCGTGGCCATTCACCCATGCCGAAGGAAATCGTTGAAGAACTGGAAGCTGATGAGTTAGAAGACTACTCAGATAAGGTTAAGCAACGCCTGAAGCAGATGAAGAAGGTGTGGCATGACGAGCGCCGTGAAAAAGAACGTGCAATGCGTGAGCAGCAAGAAGCTATCCGCATGGCGCAGAAGGCGCTTGAAGAAAACAAGAAGTTGAAAGCTAATCTGTCTCATGGCGAGCAGACACTGGCCGAGACTTACAAACGGGAAGCAGAACTTGAAGTCGCTGCCGCAGAACGTGCTTATAAAGAAGCACATGAGAGTGGCGATTCTGATGCACTTATTGAAGCGCAGAAGAAATTTAATTCAGCGACATATAAACTTCAACAAGCTCAAACATTTAAACCTCGTTCTTTACAAGAGAATGAAGTTGCGGTACAAACTGAATCTGAGCAGGTCAACGTGCCAGCCCCAGACGCCAAAACGGCTGCGTGGCAAGAACAAAACACATGGTTCGGCACAGACCAAGAGATGACAGCCCTCGCACTAGGCTTACACCAAAAGTTAGAGCGGGAGCACGGTGCTCAATTTATTGGCACCGATGAATACTGGCAAAGCATTGACAACACAATGCAGCGTCGGTTTCCGGAGTATTTCGGAGAAGAAACGACTGGTGGGGGCGGCAAGCCCACCAAGAGCGCAGAGAAGAAGCCAGCCACGGTAGTTGCTCCGGCATCCCGTAGCAGGTCTCCAAAAAAGATCGTGCTAAAAAGATCGCAAGTTGAAATTGCGAGAAAACTGGGATTGACCCCTGAGCAGTACGCTCGGGAACTGAAGAAGATGGGGAACTAATCATGGCTACACAAGAGAAAGCTACTTCTGATAACAGACTTGCACGCGAACTGGAAACAAGAGCTACATCGGAACGTCCGAAGGCATGGCAACCTGCCTCTGTATTACCAGAGCCAGATAAGCAGCCGGGTTATGCGTACCGCTGGGTTCGGGTATCTCAGATGAATCAGGCCGATCCACGCAATATTTCATCAAAAATGCGTCAGGGTTGGGAGCCGGTTCGGATTGAGGAGCAGCCCCAGTTCAGAATGTTCGTGGATACCGATAGTCGTTATAAAGACAATATCGAAGTCCAAGGACTTTTACTCTGCAAGATACCAAATGAGTTTGTGGAACAGCGTGAACAGTATTACGCAGGTAAGAACCAAGCTCAGATGGAATCAGTAGATAACAACTTTATGCGTGAGAATGATCCTCGGATGCCCTTATTTTCGGATAGGAAATCCAAGACATCATTCGGGAAAGGCAATTAAATTTTTTAGGAGAATGAGCAATGGCTACTACAGCAGCTCCATATGGCCTGAAGCCGGTAAAACGCGCTGACGGTATGCCCTATGCAGGGGCGACTTCTACCTATCTGATTGATCCTGCTGGTGAAGCTACTAACATTTTTAATGGTCAAGTAGTTACTATCGGGGCGGATGGGTATATTGCATTAGCAACTGGCTCAGGTGCAGACCTGACTACTAACAACCTAGGCGGTAACACTATTGGTGCTATCGGCGTATTCGTTGGTTGTGAGTATGTTAATGCTCAAGGTCAAGTTATTCACAGTCAGTATTATCCTTCTGGAACTACTGGTACTGTGAAGGCTTACGTTGTTGACGATCCAAACGTATTGTTCCAAGCTCAGTTGGATGGTACTGGCGCTCAAACTATTATTGGTGCTACTACTACCTTCGCGGCAGTTCAATCAACGTCTACTGGTTCTACTACAACTGGTAACTCAACTTCAGCGTTGGACGCTACAGTAGCTACTACTGCTAAGCCGTTCAAAATTGTGGCTCACGTGTCTGATCCTAGCGACGCTTACCCAGATGTACTGGTTAAGATCGTTACTGATGCACACATGATGACCATGAGCACTGGTGTATAAGGAGTAATACAACATGGCAATTTCACGCGCCCAGCTCCTTAAAGAGCTACTTCCCGGCCTGAACGCATTGTTCGGCTTGGAATATCAAAAGTATGGTGAGCAGCATAAAGAAATCTTTGAAGCAGAGACTTCTGAG